CGCCATTGTTGAGTCCGCCTATGAGTGATGTGATTGCGTTCCAGAGGCCAGTGAGTTGGCTTTTGAGGCTGGCCGTCGCCGAGGCGAGCATCTGGAAGCCGGGGATGTTGGAGATCGTGTCGCCAAGGTTTTTGAGTTTCGCCTGTGTGGCGGGTATCGCGTTCTCGAGACCTTGTTGGAGTGCCGCTCCGACTTTTTGCAGGGTTGGTGTGACGGCTGCGGTGAATGTATCGATGAGTGGGATGGCTTGGTTGAACAGGCCGCGTAAGCCGTCGAGGACTGGTGTGGCGGCTGTTTCTCCGAGTCGGCTCAACGCGGCTTTCACGTTGGCCAGGGCGCCGGTGAATGTGGTGCCTGCGGATAGTGCGGCGCCGCCTAGGCCTTCCTGCATGGCGTCGGCGAAGGTTTGGAAGTCGATCTTGCCGTCCGAGACCATGTCGGACACTTCGGCGCTGGTCTTGTTCAGATGCTTGCCGAGCATCTGGAGGACCGGGATGCCGCTCGACATGAGCTGGAGCATGTCGTCGCCCTGGAGTTTTCCTCGCGCGGCGACCGATCCGAAGATCGTGCCGATGTCGGTCAGGCTACGGCCGCTGATCTGCGCAGTGTCGGCCACGGTCTTGAGGACCTGTGTGAGCTCGCCGCCCTCCTTGACGCCGGAGGCGGACAGGCTGGCCGCGACGGTCGCGGCGTCACCCAATCCGAACGCGGTGCCCTTGACGGATGCGAGCGCGTCGTTCATGATCTCGGTGACGCTCGCGCTGTCGTGGCCGAGGCCTTTGAGTTTGGCTTGCGCGTTCTCGATGTTGAGGGCGCGCGTGAAGCCGCCTTTGGCGGCCAATGCGGTGATGCCGCCGGCGAGGGTGGCGATCGCGCCTGTGCCGACCTTGCCGATTTTGCCGAATGCTCCGCCGATCTTCGAGATGAGGGTGCTGGAGCTTTTCTTGGAGGCTTTGTTGACGGCGTCGCCGATGTCGCCTTCGATGCTTTTGCCGAATCCTTTGCCGGATGGTTCGACGTGGACGTATGCGACGCCTATGTCCTGTGCTGCCATCGTGTTTCCTTATTCGTAGGTTGGAATTCCGATGGCGGTCGGAGTCAGAGGTCGTCGTTGATGTGGAAGTAGGCTTTGAGCCGTTCCCTGTCCTCGCGTTGACGGCGGGTGAGGTTGTGCGTCGGGGTTGGCGGGCGGAGCGGGTCGTGCTCGTGGTCGAACCATGGGCGTTTGCGTTGTCCGGACAGCGTCCAGACCGCCTGTTCGGCTCCGTCGGGCGCGTAGACGGCGTTCTGCAACGCCATCCACGAGTGGCTCGTATGGTCTTTGAGGATTTCGCGGGTCAACGCCCAGGCGAGTCCCCAATCGACTCGTGGACGTTGGCCTTCAACCCATTCCCGGAAGCGTACGGGCCTGTAGATCTGCCCGTACGCTCGGATCCAGTCGTAGGCTAGTGCCGCGCGGTGGTTGTTCCAGAGGTGGGCGAGGTAAACGCTTTTGGGTCCAGTCCGGATTCCTCGGCCCACGCCTTGATGGTCGCGGTGAGGTAGGCCATCGGACGTTTGGTCTTGCGCAGCACGTTCCAGAAGTTCGGCTGCATCGTCTGGAAGTAGGCGAGGAACGTGCTCACGCAGGCCGTGGTTTCCTCGTCGGACAATGCGGGCTTGCTTTTGACCAGGAGGATGGCCTGGACGAGTTCGATGGGCAGTTCCGCGTTGTTGAGGTTCGGCAGGTCGAGTTTCGCTCCGGCGACCTCGAGGTGCACGTCGGGCTTGAGCTCTTCCGCTTCGGTCAGGTCTACGTCCACGACATGGTATTCTTTGTCGCTCATGTTGGCTCCGTTCTAATGGTTGGCGGTTGAATGGGTGTCCCGTGCGGCCGACCGCCATCGGCCGCACGGGAAGAATCAATGGGTCACTTGGCGTCTTCGGTGACGAGGCCCCATGCGTGGAACTGTTCGCCGTTGGTGCCCTTGAGCATCTTGAACGTCATGCTGAAGTTCATGATCTCGCTGGATTTCAGGCTCACGTCGTCGCGGTCGCTCACCTTCGCGTTGGTGCCGTACAGGAGGAAGGGGCGGTCCTGCTGGTCGAGCGCGACCAGGACGAGGATCCATTCCTTCTTCAGGCCGGCGCCCTTGATGCTGATGCCGCCGTCCGAATCGACGTCCACGTCGAAGTAGGCGGATACCACGTCCTTGCGGCCCTCCATGGCGGCGAGCTGGAGCGTCCAGTAGCCCGGATCCGTGTCGGACAGCACGATGTCGCCGTTGTGGGCCTTGTAGTCGGTGCTGTCGCCCGGTTCCGGATGCAGTACGGCGCCGTCCTCCGTGGAGTAGCCGATCGGCTTCTTGTTGGACGGCGGGGTCCAGGCCACTCCGGTCGGATCCACGAACGTGCTGTCGCCCTTGGGGAACAGGAACAGCGCGTAGTTCTTGATCAGGCGCACGTTGCCTGCGGTGTTGCCGCTGGACACGTACCCGTAGTCGGTCGCGCCCTGCGCGGCGACGGTGGTTTTTTCGTTGTTGTCAGACATTCGTCTGCACCTTTCCGTTCTTCGCGTGTGGCGGCACGTTGTCTTTGGTTGTGTTTCAGTTGACGGTGACCTCGAGCAGGAGCACTCCGTACGCGCACACCAGCCTCTTGTCCTCGTCAGTCATGCGTACCGGCCCGGATTCGAGTGACGCGTCGATGAGCGGCGCGACGTTTCCGAGCCCGATGATCTCCCTCGCGATGTCGGCCCACAGGCGTGCGGCCTTGTCCCAGTCGCCCGTATGGTCCTCTCTCATGCATCGCACGCTCAGCCGCAGCCGCACGTACTGCGAGATTGGGGTGCTCATGCCTTGCATGGAGTCGGCCAGCGTGGCTTCGGTGAAGGGAGGTTCGAGGTCGCTTCGTTCGATGGTGTCGAACGTCACGTCCGGGAACAGTGTCCTCAGTTTGGGCAGGAGCAGGGGTTCCGTGCGCCGGGGAGTGACCGGGATGCTCATACGCGCATCCTTCCGAGCGTGTCCTCTAGCGTGCCGTGCGCCTTCTCCACCGGTGCCGGGCAGATGATCGCCACGCCGCTGCGGTTCTTGCCGTCATGGTCGCGGACCATGCAACGGTCATCCTCTACGGCGGCTTCGGCCGCGTCCCTCATGCGCGAGCGCAATGTCTCGTTTTTGAGGACCTGTTGGCTAAACGCCTTGCGGTTGAATACGAATCTGCATCGTTTGGCCATGCTTATCCTTCCCGTTCGCCCACGGTGATGACGTCGCCGATGTGGCGTCCGTGGAGGTTGTTCCACACTTGCGGTTTTCCTTTGACGGGCAGGAGGATGCCTCTGACTTTGATCAGGTCGGTGGCTTGGATGCCGGTCGGTTGGCTACCGCGGATGTGGATCGTGTATTCGATGGTCTGCGGGCTGGCGTTCTCCTCGGTCTGGTCGGTGGTGGAGGTTGGCGCGACCATCGCCTGGAACGTGCCGACGCGGACGGGTTTGCCCTGGATGGGGTTGCCGTCCGTGTCGGTGGTGGACTGGCCGCGCCACACTTCGATGGTTTCCACTAGGACGTCTCCCCCGTTGCCATGTCGACGCTGAACGCGCGCTGAGCGTTGATGCCAAGGATGCGTTTCTCGTCGTCGCGCAGCCAGAGATCGCCGGTGGGCGCTCCGAAACTGTATTGTTCGCTGAAGCTGCCGGTGGTCTGGTTCATCTGCGTGATGCCGCCGGGAATGTCGTACGGGTCGGCCTGCATGATTCTGCGGACGATGTCGCAGGTGATCTTCGTCAGCAGGCGTGGCCGTTCTTTTTGGAGACGTTGCCAGTTCGGGGAGCGTTCCTTGATGTAGTCGGTCACGTCCGCGAAATGCGTGTCGGCCTTCTCACGTTCCTCGTCGGTGAGTTTGTGCCACCTCTGTTCGAGGTCGACGGAGGTGGCGAACACGTCTGGTTCGACAGTCATGTCGGACTCCGTCAGGCGGTGAGCAGGACGAAGCGGTTGATGTCGCGGATACGGAAGCCGACCTCGATTTCGATTCGCACGGCGAACATGTTGTGCTCCCACAGGTTGACCTGCTTGCCGTCGATGGTGATGGACGCCTGGTCGGAGATGCTGGTCTGCATTCCTTCGACGGAGCCCCATGCGGCGGAGGAGAATTCTCCGCACACGCCAAGGATCTCTGCCTTGGCCGGTCCCGGTGTCTCGGATACGGCGGGCACGTGAACGCCCTTGCTGATGTAGGTGCGGTTGCCGAGCACGGTGCTCACGTCGGAGGCGGCGGTGCCGTTGAGGAACAGGGGGCGTCCGTTGTTGTCGGTCGCCTGCCGGAGCACACTGCGACCCTGGGTGCTCAACGCCCAACCGTCCACGGTTCCATCCGCTTCGGACACGAGGTCGTCGGCTTTGTTCAGGTTCTTCCACACGTCATTGCCGATGCTGACGGTACGCGCGCTCTTCAGGGTGTCGAAGTCCGCACCCGGAGCTTTGACGAGACCCATGATGGTCTTGTCAAACGTGCGGGCGATGGCTCCCGGACCCTTCGCGACCACTTGGTCGTAGAGAGCGCCGAAGTCTCGGCGGAACTGGTTGGAGAACGGCATGATGACCGCGATGGTGTACGGCAGCATGTCCTTCTTACCGAAGGTGACGCCACTCTTCGGCTTCTCCTCACCCTCATTGACCCATGCGGCCTCCGGATCGCCGATGATGATCGGCACGCGAGAACCGTTGCCGGGCAGCTTCATCTCCGGCACGAGCTGCATGAACGCGCTCTGGTATTTTGCGGTCTGCCAGATCTCCGCCTGGGTTTCAGGGTCGAGGTCTAGACCGTTGCTTTTTCGTGTCATGGACGGATCTGTCATGATTTGTCCTTTCAAATGAATGTTTTCGCTGGTTGAATCACAGGAGCGTATTGCTCATGGCGTTAACGAAGTCCTCACGGCTGGAGCGTTTCGTCTTGGCCTGTCCGGTACGGGCGCTCTGGTCCGCAACCGTGCCGCGGGAACGCATGTCGACGAACACCTTCATGAGTTTCTCGGCGTATTCGCCAATCTGCTTCTCGTCGTCGCCCGCGAGGACGCTCGGGTCGGTGATGCCGTGTTTGGCCGCGACGTTGGCTCGTATCGTGGAGAGCTCCTTCTCGTGTTCGGCCTGTTTGGCTTCGCTTTTGAGCTTCTCGTTCTCCTCGAGCGCCTTGGAGAGTTTCGATTCGAGGTCGGCAGTCTGTCCGGCCTTCTCCTTGAGCTCCTCGTAGTCGCTTTTCCTGCCGCGTTCCCTGCCGAGACGCTCGTTGATTATGCGGTCGACTTCCTCCTGGGTGAAGGTCCTCAGCTTCGCGTTGTTCACGTCCTTTGGGGCCGGAGAGTGCTGTTCCGGCTCCTGTTGGCCGTCCGCGCCGGTCTGGTTTTCTTCTGCCATGGTTGGTGGCTCCTTTGCTTGTTCTTGGTTTCCACGCCTGACGCCGGCGAGTTGACGGCCATTCTTGTTGGTTTCGCGCATGGCTGCGCCCCGCCCCATCGCTGGGGTGTGAAAGGTAAAAGAAAAGCCATCACGTTTCGACGTGATGGCTTTCTGGGATTCAGAGATTTCCCAGCGCTTTTCTTCGCGCGTATTCGGACCGCAGCTCGTCGGTCGACACATAGTCGCCGACGGACCAGCGCTTCTTTCCTTCGTTCCTGACCCATTCATATTCGTCCTGTGGCATGGAGATATCGCCATACTTGCGTTTGATTTCCGCAAGATGGCGCTCATCGGTGACTTCCTTCAAATCACCGGGCATAAACGTGAAACGGTCGGAACGATCCATAGGCTCAATCATAGCAGTCTCAGATAAACGATCGGTCTGCCGTCGGATGCTCCAAGCCCTTCGAAACGAAGAGCCCTTCCTCTCGGCAGAAGAATTTCGTATTCTCCCGGATGCTGAGTGATCGGCTCCACATACACGCCGGCGCTTCCCGGCGGTACCAGGATTCTTGTGGCGATGCGGTCTTCCCCATCAACGTCAATGCCTCCCTCCTTGATGCTGGTGGCCATGTAGCCGATGTGTTCGAAGGTGCGACCGGTATTCAAATCGAAAAGCGACTCCATGTCGTTGACGTGGAACGTCGACAACCGCATCTGCCTGTCGACCGTGAAACGTTCTCGGGTGATATGGTCGGATATCGCTTCGTCGATGCATTCGACCTGATGGATGACGTCTTTCGACGGGTTTCGTCCGCCGAACAGGTAGCCGTTGATACTTTTGTAGCTGTCTCCGGTCCAATCCATCAAAGCCGCGATCTTCTCGTCGTTGGAGAATCTATCTCCAGGCATCCTGACGCTATAATCCGACAATCTCGATAGTTCGGAAGCACTGATTGGAATCGATTTGCCGCTCCATCGAATCGTCGGTTGGGCAGTCACGCCATCATTGACCTCATCGTGATAGATGCGTCTCAATTGGGCTAGCGTGTCACGCCAGTCGCCGTCATCGCCGGCCGCGGCCTTGGCTGCCTGGTACATTTCACGATACTTGTCCGGATCGTATCCTTTGAGTTTGCTGCTGCCCCAGCTTGGCACGATGTCGCAGTCGCAGTCAGCATGGTATTGCATCTGCCGTCCGGCGGTGTCCTCGCTCAGGTAGGAGAATCCACGCGAGGCGAGCATAAGGCAGAACGCGCATGTCTTAGTCCCTCGTGGGACGCGAGCCCAGCGAGGCTTGGTTGGGTCGTTGGCCACGGCCCTCTGCATGGTCATCCGGCCGACCGTCTGAACCAGATTCTGCACGTATTCCAGCGCCTGCTCCTCGTCGGCGAACGTTGGCCACAGGTCGTCGATGGTTCTTCCGGCGTTGTTGTGCACGACGCCGTTCTCATCTGGAATGACGTCCTTGTAATGCAATCCCATGAAGTCGGTGTTGTTGAAACCGCCTTCCATCTGCCAGACCGCACGGTCGGCGGTGATGGTCGGCGGATCGTATTCCGGCATGTCGATTCCGCAGTATTGCGCCCATAGGTCGCGCACATGGCTGTAGTAGTCGGATGCGAGTTTGTTGGCCGCGTCGGCGTACCGGTTGATCTCCGCTTTGATGAGTTCCTGGCTTTCACCGTCCCAGACAAGTCCTGAAACGCTGTTGCCTGCCTCCTTCTGCAAGCGGCTCATGGTGTCCGTGTAATCCTCGTACAGGTCGTTGAGGTCGAGTTCAAGCCTTCTGTGTTGTTCCGGAGGCAGGTTCAGACTGTTCAGGCTCATTTCCGCCGCCTTCCGGTAGTTTGAGGCTGACCGGCGTCATGCCGGTGAATTCAATGCCTTTCAGTCCAAGCATCGATGCCGCGGATTCCGGTGTCACCCCGGCTCTGATCGCTACTCCCAGTGCGTCGAAGCTGTCCTTCAGCCCCCCCCGCAACAGTTGATTGCGTGGAAGCGTCGGTCTGGCGTTCCCCGTCGTCCTGCGTCTGCTCAGTCTGTTGGCGCATGCCTCGAATCTGATCGAGTACCTGACCGGCCTGGGCCTTGCGCTGGTCGGCCTTCAGCCGGACGATCTCGCTTCGGCTCAATCCGGCGCGTGTCATGCCGACCTCGCTGTTGGCGAACGAGTCGATGCTGCCGGCGAGCTTGCTGAATGCGTCGGCGCTCATGGAGCTCGACGGCGTGTTCGGGTTCTTCCAGTCGACCTGCAGTTTCATCAGCTCCTCGTCGGGCACGGATGGATCCTGCATCCGTGCCACAAGACGGGCTGCCTGCAGGATCGATTCACCGAAATCGCGATCGCAATGGCGCGCCTCGATGATCAGGTCCTCGCGCTGCGCCTCGGTCGCGTCGGCGGATGTCGGATTCGCGTCGGACACGATGCCGAGCGAGCTGGCGGGAATGTTCATCGCGCTGGCGAACATGGCGGCCCAGCTTTTCAGCATCGTCAAGTGCGGGTCCATGCTGGACGCGGCCAGTTGTGTCACGGTCGGGGACTGCCCGTCGATGTCCTTGCTGATCATGTTGTAGCGACCCATATAAAGCTTTAACGCGTCGTCCGTGCCCAATGAGGCGAGTTCTTCGGAAGTGCCTGTCAGCAGGATTTTTGGGAACGCGTAGAATTCGGCATTCGCTTCGGCGCGCACGATGGTGCGGTTCGCGCCGTCGATGATGGCCATAGCGTCCCGGCTGATGCGGGAGCGTCCGAACGGTTTGACCTCGGTAGCCTTGTAGGCGAGGCGGAACACACTGCACTCGTTGTCGATGGTGGGTTGCTCATCGTCCACGCGCCACCAGTAGCCGAGACGGCGCTGCACGCTGATGTTGCGGTCGGGCATGTAGAGCACGAGTCCGGTGGCCTCATTGTTGTCGTCGACGTCGGTGATGGCCATGCACGCCCTGACCCGCCGGTCGGGGTAATCCCAGACGGCGGCCGAGCTTTCCGCGGTATGCGTGCGGATGAGCGGTCTTCCTTCGAAGTCCTGGACGACGCTGAGGAACGAACAGCCGTGAATGAGTGCAGTCTGGATGGCCTGCTGCAGAACGCTAGTGAATCCGATGCGGCTCATGAAGTCCTGCAGTTCGAACGGGTCGTCCACGCCCGGCGAGACGAATCCCTCGAACACGCAAAGCTCGGCGAGCATATCCACAGCCTTGCGCGCCCACCCAAGCGGCGTGTAATGATCCTTGATGGACTTCGGCACAGTCAGTCCAAAATCAACCAGTGGCTCCTTGGCCTCGTAGTAAGCGGTGAGTGTTCGGTTGCGGCTCGCATGGCGCGTCCACACCTCGGCGAGTTCACGCAGCAACGCGTTCTCCTCACCGGAAAGTCCGTCGATGTGCGTCGGTACGACGAGTTTCGGCACCGTTCCGGCTCCTCCCGTAGGTTTCCACCCGTCCGGCGCTGCCGTTGTCTGGATGTCGCTCATTTAGATTCCTCCGATGATCTGTCGTCTTCCCGGATGTCGCTTCGTCGTGCACGCCCCGTACAGGGCGAGTGTGGTGGATACGAGCGGGGTTATGTCGATGTCACTGCCGAGTTTGTTCCAGGCGATCGCGCCGGACTGTCCCAATGGGCGCGTGGTCGCGCCCTTGACGGCTGCGGCCAGCTGCGGCTGGTATTCGTCCCGCGGGTGCTTGAGCGTTCCGGCTTTGAGCATGTCGAGGAACCGGCCGCATGCGCGGCCCATCTCCTGCATGTTCGTGACCGTGACCTTCACATGTGCTTTCTTCAGTTCCGGCAGTAGGCTCATGGCGGGCGACTGCGCGTCGATGACCACGCTGGCGGTCTTCGGCCAGCGTTCGGCGAGCCAGTCCACGGCCCACATGGTTCCCGCCTGCCGCGCGTCCTTGATGTTCGCCATCTGGATGATGGCCGAACCGTCCGCGTACCGTAGCGCGGCTCCGATGGTCAGCACGCTCCTGTCCGGAGGCATGTCGATGCTGAAGCTCACGGTTCCTCCATCCGGCACGTCGTCGATGGCCGCGGCCTTCCACAGGTCGGGGCTGATGGCGTATGCGGTGGCGGTCTCGTCCCATATGCCAAGCGCCTCACGACGGAATGAATCGTCCGACAGGTTGTTGCGCATGCGCATGATTGCCTGTTCGCTTGTACGTTTCGGATAGCTGGGATTCGCTTTAGCCCACTGTTCGCGGTCGTCCGAATCCGCGTCCTTGTCGGCGGCGAGCTCCACGTAGAGGAGGTTCCCGTCATGGTTCAGCGCGTGCATGCGTTTCTCCGTGAACGCCTCGCACTGGTCTCCCGGCTTGGGTGGATTGCCCATATACACGACCAGGGGGTTAGGACTCGTGTTCAAAACCGGAATCATGTTGTCCATCGCGCGCACTGTGAGGATCTGCGCTTCATCGAACACGGCCACGTCCACGCTGTGCAATCCTCGGCCGAAGCCGTTCTCGCGGGCGCCGAACATGATGCGGCTGCCGGACGTGAACGTGATCTCCTGTTGGCCGTTTGCTCTGCGGATGCGTTCCACGTACCGGCCGAGCACTGGATTGTGCTCCATCTCGCACATGTCCGTGAATGTCTCGTCGCTGGTGCGCGTATGGTGGGCGGTCCAGATGGCTTTCAGGTTCGGTGTGAGTATCGCCTTGAGGAACAACGCGGTGCCGACGGTGAAGGTCTTGCCGATCTGCCTGCAGCTGGACAGCACGGCGCCGTCCGCGCCACACGCATACTTGCCTTCCGCGTTCTTGGCGAACAGAAGCCACAAGAAGCCCTGCTGCCACAAGTCGAAACGGATGCCGGCCTTACGCGCGGCTTTGTTGATTCGCGTGAACTCGCTGCCAACGATGCCTTCCGGCTGGCGGAGGACCTTGGCGATTTCAGACAATCGACGCTCCGACATCGTCCGTCACCTCGTCTTCCTCATCGTCCAACAGGTCGGTCAGCCCTCCGCCCTGGAGCGCTTCGATGCGTTCGCATACGTCGATAAGCTGGCGGCTGATCGCAGGCAGCGCGTTCGCCGGTGTGGACGTGTCATCCATGGCCTTCTGCAGTCGGTCACGGTTGGCGCGCAGCATGTCCAGCATGCTGCCGTCCATCATCCTCTCGAAGCTCCGCTGGTCGAGATCCCTTTCCGGCTTCTGTTTCGTTTCCACGGCTTTGACGGGCGGCTTACCGTTCCGGTCCCGTGCGGGCCTGTTCTTTTTCCGACGATAATCGGCTTTCTGGCGGCAGGACTTGGAACAGTACTTCTGCGGCCGCCCATGGCCGGATGGCTGGAATTCCTTGCCGCAGAGTTCGCACTTCATCGGCGCTTCCCTCGCTTTCCGACCTTTCGTTGTTTCCCCTGTTTCCGACGTTTGTATTCCGGGAGGGATATCGGCGCTGCACCCGAGGCTACCCCAAGGGGGTATGACCGGGTACCCTGCCCTGGTATCGGGTCAGATGCCGAACGTTTTGAACGGCATCGAGCTTGATTTCACTTCCTGTCTGCCAGCCAGCAGCGCTCGTGCGTGTTCGTCTGTCTTGTCGCTCTTCATCCTGTTGCAGATGCGGTGCGTGAGCCTGCAGTTCGCGAAGCTGTATGGATCACCGCCGCGTGAGACCGGTACGAGCTCGTCGACTTCGGCGCTCATCGGATGTGGTGTCTTCAATGTCTTGTCGACCGGCTGGGCGCAGATGGCGCACACGTCGTATGCGGCCAGGACTCTTGCCCTGAGCTGTCTGCGCCGCCAGCCGTTGCTGACACGCTCGTTGCGCCGCTTGCTCATGTGGCCTCCCCGCATGTATGAGCCCCGGGGTGCCGTGGATTTGCCGACGACTATCTTCGCCGTTGGCTTGCTGGAATGCCGGTATAGGGGCTCCCGTATATGGACACTCCCGTGTCTTGTAAGGGCTCCCCATCATCTGCGAATACCCCTCCCGGATTGTCAATACCCCTACCCCGGATTTGTTTCATGGGTGCCTTCGGCGGGATTCGAACCCGCGTCCACACGCGGCCACAAGGAAGAGAATCCAATAAAGACTCGCGGCCGGTACGATCTACCACTGATTCCTACGAAGGCATACCGGCAGGCGGATTTGAGCATCACCGCATCACGGAAGCACGGGATTGGCTTGCCTGCCACATTGAGGTATGCCCACTCTGACGGGAGTGGGCGGAGCGTGTCCGATATGCCGTTCGGACAGGACGGGATATAACCCAAGGAGTTAGGAGAATCCATCGGTGGATATGAAAAGGGTTCAAACCGTTTTCCGGTTTGAACCCTTTAATCCACTGACAATTCTGCCTTGCACTTTGAAAAATGTCAAATCACGTCATGCCGGGCGAGGCGCGCGTGTACGTCGGACAGGCGGTACAGCGGCTGTCCCTTCTCGTTTCTGCCGGCCGGTTGGATCCTGCCGCGCTTGCGCCACGAGTAGATCGTGTTCACGCTGCATTGGAACCCGCATTCGCGCAGGAGTCCGGCGCATTCCTCTGCCGTGAACGCTTTGCCGGATGCGATGCACTCCTTCAGGAAGCCGAGCCGCACGTCCACCACGCGGTAAGTGCCGCCGCATACGGAGCAGGTGACCTCGACCGCGTCGATGGGCGCCGACAGTTCGACACCGCACAATGGGTTCGGGCATCTTCCGATGCCGTGCTTGGAAGGCGGCACGTCGATGATGGACAAGGTCTTGCGCGCCAAGGATTCCCAGTCGTGCCAGATGATGTCGATGTCCGGAAGCCGGTTCAACCGTGGACATGCGGCGCAGACGCTCAAACATTCCAGCAGGGACGGGTGGATCCGGCCGTTCGCCCATGGCATCGCCGATGGCGCGTACAGTCTGCGCCACAATGCGACCGCCATGTCCCCGATCTCCTGCATGTGGTCGAGCACCGGCAATCGGATTGGCGTCGGTGCGGCTGGAAGGTTGACGCGTCCAGGCTGGCGGCCTCCGTAATGCGCGGTCGAGTCCAGGAACTCATGCAGCGAATTCAACCATGCTGGATATTCCCGCAGCCAGCCGCGCATCAGCCCATCGCATCTCACGCACATGGTGTCGCCGACAGCGCATCCTCCGCCGCAGACGAGGCACACACCGGCGAGCGCTGGTGTTGTTTGGCTGGTGTTGGTGGTGGTGTTGGTGGTGGTGTTGGTGGTGGTGTTGGTGGTGGTGTTGGTGGTGGTTGGTTGGGATTCGTTGGTCGGTTCGTACATTTGTTCGATTCCCTCCGGCGTGATAGTCTGGTTTGTGGTAATGCCAGAGCCCGGCCGGAAGGTCGGGTTCTTTGTTTATTCGGTGGCGGAGTCCTGTTCTTCAAGGTCGACGTGTTCGATCTTGGCTCTATGGCGGAGCAGAACGGCGTATTCATCCATGACGTCAAGCTGCCTGCTCAACAGAGTGATCGGGCAGGTAGGCTCGAAGTCGAGCGTGCCATCCGCATACCGCTGCAGCATGTCCCTGAGCCTGCCGACACGAGCGGCCAACTCACGGTATTCGACGCGCATCCGCTCCTTATAATCGGATCCGTCGGCGCTCGCGGGTTGCGCTTGGTCGGCGGCGGCGAGAACTTCGATGGCTTGGCGCAGGTATCCGTCGTGGATCCAGTCGGCCGCATGCTCCCATTCGTCGTGGATGTGTTTCGGATCGTCCTTGCGGAGTGCAAATTTGAGCCCGAACAGGCGTTCGGCGACGGCTTCAGTTCTCGCGTCGATAGGCGGGAGCGGCGGTTCCAGTGTTTCCTCGCTCATTTCGATTCCTTTCTCTGTTGATTGTGCATGGTCTTCCGGGTCTTGTGTCGCAGCAGCCACACCGCCCATCCGGGCGGTTCGGTCCAGATGGTCAGATGCGAGGACGCGGCGTACAGCTTCCACCACCTGCCGCAGATGACGCAATGCTCTATCCTGCGCAGGCTGTCCTCGTATTGCGCCGGACCGATGCCATTGCTCGCGCAAATGAATATCCCGACCGCGCTCCGGCACGCATGCGGCGAGCGCCGTTTGTTACGACTGATGCTGTTCATCATTCCGCCTCCTTCTCAAGGATGTAGACGATTGTCGGCGGCAGTGACGGTTCGAAGCATGTGTTCGGCTTCACCTCGTACTCGCCTTTGCCGCCGAGTCCCGGCAACACGTCGGTGCGCATCACGCTCCATCCGTCGGAAAGCAGACCGGCGAGCGCTTCCGTATTCTGCAGCTTCAGCGTGTACATGTCTCCGCTTGCCGCGTACATAACCGGCACTACCTTAAATTTCCTGCTCACCGCTCCGTCTCCTTCTGCTCGTCCAGCCACCTTTCGAACAGCCGGTACATGTCCAACGAAATGGCCCTCACCGGCTGGAACTTCATCCGCCACATGCAGCCGGCACACACCTCCGAAGCGGTCTTCGCCTGATCCATATAGGCAAGATGCACGGCATAGACCGGACTGGACACCCGCCTGCCACACAAATCGCACGTGTGCATATCCTGCGTGACCAACTCATCACGCTGAGGCAGAAACGGGTTCAGCGCGTCCCGCTCATCCATGGCATCGGCGAGCGCCTCCCGAATCTTGTCCCTGGCATTGAGATAGGCGTGGTATCGAATCGACGCGCTTTCCTCAAGAGGTCGATTGCCATAACGCATCCCCGCGCTCGCCGCCTCGTATTCCTGGGCGATGAGTTTGTTGAGTGTATTGATGGCGATGTCTGCGTCGCTGTTTCTCATTGCTGTTCCTTTTCCTTGTCGTGTTCCGCCGACCATCTGAGCAGGGCGTTGACGGCGATTTCGCACGCCTGCCGTTCCTCGTCGTCTTCCGGAGCGATGCATACGGCGCCGCATTGCGACCAGATTTTCACTGTGGTTCCTTGTCCGCGCCGCTCACGTGATCCCAGTCGCAGGACAGGCCGCCTTGCTTCTCCCATGCGTAGACGACACAGTCCACTTTTCGCGTGTCCTGCAATGTGATGACGCATTCGTAGAAGCCGTGGGTGGTGCCTCCGTCGGTGCATTGCGAGTCGATGGGTTTGACCGCATGCGCCGGCGTGGATGCTTTGGCCATGCCGCCGCATCCGGCGAGCGCCGTGCAGAGTACGAGGGTGATGGTGGTGAGGGCGGCGCATATGGTGTTTCTCATTGTTCGTTCCTTTGATGGTGGCTGGCGTGGTGGTTCCAGAGGCGGATGGCTTTGTTGAGGCTTCTGCCGTCGACGTGGAGGATGCATTTGTGCCGGCAGTTGGGGCAGATGCAGCCGTAGATGGTGTTGACCGGTTTGCGGGTTCGGAGGTTGTAGATGGCGCCGAGGGGCAGGATGAGCGGCTGTGACTGGCGGCATGCCGGGCAGGGTGCGGGTCTGCGCCATTTGCGTGGGTTGGTGGCGATTCTGACGGTGTGCATTTCAGTCCTTTCCGTAGATGGCGAGGCTTCGTATGCCGGCGCTCATCCTGTTGGAACATGTGTTCGGATCGTGGGAGATGATGTCGTTTCCGATGCCCTGGAAGCGGAGGCTGGCGGTGCCGTCCGGATGTCGGATGAGTTCGAGCCGGCCGTCGATGATGACGTCCTGGTCGGTTTGGGCGATGCAGCGGCGGCCGATCAGGATGGCCGGGTCGGCCGACCGCCACTTGTGCAATGGGACGATGATGCTCATTCCCGGCCACCCATCCAGCCGATCAGGAAGGCGAGCGCCAGGAGGATTATCGCGGTGTGGCTCATGCCGTTCCTCCGATCTCCGGGCTGGCCAGCATCTCGGTGATCGCGTCCTTGGCTATCAGGCGCCATGGTTCGCGGCCGTCGTCGTCGAGGTTTTCCCACGTGAGGTGTTTGCGGTGGCCGTTGGCGTGGAATCGGTTGTAGATGGCGTGCGCGACGGCGTATTGCGTGTCGAGGCTGATGACGAGCTGGTCTTGCTGGTCTTCGGTCATTGGTAGGTCTCCGGTCTTGGCGGTGCGAGCAGTGCGGCGATCGCATAGCTGGCGAGGCTGGTGGCGAGCGCCGCGATGGTCAGTGCGGTGTGGATGGCGAGCCACGTGATTGGTGTCCACTGGTGGAGCGCCTGTCCGATGATCGCCCTGATGACGGCGTGCGGGATGAGCAGCAGCGCGAGGAGGGTGAACAGCGTGGCCATGGCGTCTCCGAGCCGGTCGGCGAGGTGGCTGATGGTCTTTCTCACTTGTGGTCTCCCGTCTTGACGGCGAGTGTCTCGAGCATGGCCTTGTAGTCTTTGATGTCGCGTGCGATGCAGGATTTCACCCGGTGCTGGCCGCTGTCGCCCTGGTATGGATCCGGGGCGTCGAGCACGGTGACGAGTCGGCGGATGGTGGCCATGTCGTATTTGCGGTAGGTGAGCCACACGTCAGGGTTGAGGTTGAGTCGGCGGAGGAAGTCAAGGTCGAAGTCCACGTTGGTCCCCGCGGGGACGAGGGAGAAGCGCTGGGAGAGCGAGTCAAGGAATTCCTCCACGGCGTTGGCCACGACGACCATGCTGTCATTGCGCACGGAGCCTCCCATGAGTTCGAACAGCAGGCCGTTGTCGGTGTGCATGGAGAAGGCGACGGGGCTCATGGACAGGAGGTCGAGTCTGTCCGGGCGGATGATGCGGGACAATGATCCGAACTTTTGTTCGCCCAGCATGTCGGTACATTCCATACCGATCTCCAATGGCAGGCTTTTGCGCCTGTCCACGCCTGTGGTCTCAAAGTCGATCCACAGCAGCGCCTCCGGTTTGCCGTTATTCTCGTGCATTTGTCATTCCTTCCGTTTGAATTGTCAATGTTTCGCGCATGGTCAATGGCGTGGCCGTGCCGTCCTGGTTGAGCCAGAGCCATCTCCCCTGCCAGTCGCGCACTGGGGTGGAGAGAGGATCTATGCCGAACGGGACTATCAGCCCGAGGCGTTCGGCCTCCTTCACATGCTGGTGGACCCACCCATGGCAGCCGGTCGTCCCCGAACCGCACAACTCGACGATGTTGGCCGGACTGTGCCGCACATCCGGATCCGCCGCCCGCCGCAGCTGACGGTGATGGCCGGAACGTCCAGGCCAGCATGACGGGTCATGGATGTTCGTCCCGCAACGCAGGCAATGCCAACCCTGCCGCTCCAAGGCGGCACGCTT